GACGATGAGGATTTCTCGTTAGTCGTTGATAAAGCTAACTATTTTGCTTTTAAAATGGACGATATCGAAGAAGCCCACTCCCACGTCAATTTCATGCAGCTTGCAACAGATCGTGCAGCTTATCGTTTAGCTGATCAGTATGACCAAGAAGTACTTGGCTACTTGTCAGGCTTCAAACAGTCAGCATTACACGCACAAGCCGATACAGTAAATGACCAAGTTAATGGTTCTAAAGCTGTAACTACTGCAGGTTCAGATGAACTGCTATCAAGCATGAAACTGAAAAAGAGTGACTTTGGTAACATCACAACGTCTTCTGCTGGCGATCACTCGATCCCACTAGCTGCACGTTTGCCAGGCGCTACTGCACTCCCAACTGCAACAGCTTCACCAGCAATGGTTGTAGCTCGTATGGCACGTTTGTTGGATCAACAACAAGTTGATACTCAAGGGCGCTGGCTGGTAGTTGACCCGGTATTCATGGAAATCTTGCGTGACGAGGACAGCCGCCTCATGAACTCAGATTATGGTGAATCAGGTGGTCTTCGCAATGGCTTGGTCTTGAACAACTTTCATGGCTTCCGTGTGTACACATCTTCAAACCTACCTAAAGTGGGTACAGGACCGGGTACAACTGGTTCAGCTAACCAGAACACTAACTATGGTGTACTAGTTGCTGGTCATGATTCTGCTGTAGCAACTGCTGAGCAAATCAACAAGACTGAAACGTATCGTGACCCTGACAGCTTCGCTGACATTGTTCGTGGTATGCATCTATATGGTAGGAAGATTCTTCGTCCTGAAGGTCTTGTAACTGCCAAATATAACGCAGCTTAAGGGGGAACTGAAAATGGCTTTACAATCTCCAGTTCGTATCGAGACAGCCGTGATTGCTCACGGTGACTTGACCACTAGCTCAACTCATGATATTGGCACAGTACCACGCAACTGCGTAGTTCTTGCTGCTGGTTCTGAGTGTACTGCAGCAGCTACTGTTGGTGGTGCTAATGCGGTTTCATATGGCGTAACAGGTGGTGACACCGATATGCTAGGAACTGCAGACATCAATGGTGCAAAGACTTTGGGTGCTACTACTACTACAGTAAATGGCATCACAAATGTTACCACTGCAGATACAACAATCACTGCACTGCTTGCGGGTTCTAACGCCCCTTCAGCAGGTTCATATAAGTTCTTTGTAGTATATGCCCCAATGGGTGCTACAGGAGCAGCCGCTGAAGTAGATCGTGATCTGCTCGCATAAATACTTTAACTTTAGGGGCTGCTTTCGAGTGGCCCCTTTAGGCTATCTAGGAGTTAAATAATGGCAGGTATTAACTTCAGGACAGCAAGCAAGTTTGCTACGGTTACAGGTAACTCTGCTAGTACCACTAGTAATCCTAATAATGCTACTGTATTGTTTACTTGCCCTGAAAGTCACGAAGCTGAAATAGTTTTTCTTATGGTAGCTAATGAAGATAGTTCAACATCTAATATCGGAATACAAGTATACCATGCAGATGACAACACTTACCACATGCTAGTAGGTGAAGAGTCTATAGCAGGTAATAACCATACTCAGTTTATTGGTGGCGGACCTTTGTTTTTACATGCAGGTGATAAGGTCTTATTATTTAGACATACTTCTTCACATAATTTTGATGCTACACTTTCTTCTAGACTATACTTTACACCTGCTAAAAGGCTATAACAATGAGTACTTTCCTCAGTCTAACTAACGAACTCTTACGTCGATTGAATGAAGTTCAAATTGACCAAGCAGACTTTCCTAACGTTAAGAACGTTCAGGCACTGGCTAAGGATTCCATTAACTCATCTATCCGTCAGATGCTTCAGGATGCTCAAGAGTGGCCTTTTACTTTGGTAACATACGAACATACACTAGCTGCTGGCACTAATACTTATTCTTTTCCTGCCGACTATTCTAAAGCCGACTGGGATACATTTTATATTAAACAACTTACTTCAGAAAACAATACACCACAAAAACTAGAATTAATTACGTATGATCAATATCTTTCAAATTACAGAGCTATAGAAGATACTAGTGGTGAGGGTGGGAGAACTAGCCCTCGCTATGTATACATGACACAAGATACAAAGTTTGGCGTTACGCCTATTCCAAATGCAGCCTATGTAGTAGAATATAGATACTGGAAGTACCCTGCAGATCTTGTAACTTATGATGATACAACATTAATACCTGATCGTTTTAAGCACGTTATTATTGACGGTGCTATGATGTACATGATGATGTTTAGATCTAATGAACAGAGTGCGTCCTTACATAGTCAAAAATTTGAAGACGGTATTAAGATGATGCGTAGGCTTGTTGTTGATCAACCTGTAAATGTATCTTCTACTGTAATACAAAGGTCTTCCTATAACACTATATCTGATAGAGTATAAGTATGGCTGACGCTTTACAAACATATGTCTCTGTTTGTGCAGGGGGTCTTGTTACTAACGTTGACCCACTTACTCAAAGTAACTCTTTGTCAGGCAGTGCAGTACGTCTAATTAACATGGAGCCATCTTTAGAGGGTGGTTACAGACGTATAAGCGGCTATGCAAACTCTTACGGTACACTTCCCGGTACTGGTAAAGTTTTAGGTCTTAATGTAAATGGTGAAATAAATCAAGGAATACTTGGTTGTAGAAAACCGTCCTCTGGAAATAACTACTTACATTGGTATAACCACTACTACGATGTAGCACTAGGATCAGGGCAAGGCTCTGGTTTTTCTGTAGGTGAAACGGTAACAGGTGTAGTTAGTTCAGGAGATGCAACTGTAGTAGCAGCAACAGGTACTGTAATATCTAGAACCGCTAATGCTCTTGTAGTAGACTTTGGTAAATTGCCTAGTAATATTTTTGCTACAGGTAATGTACTTACAGGTGGCACATCTACTGCAACAGGTACAGTAGCAAGTACACCTACAGTCAAGGGTTGGCAAGCAGTATCATCTGCAGGTAGTCCTACCATGACAGGGGTTGACGTTGTAAGGTTTGAGCGTTATAATTGGACTGAAGAAGTCTTGTTACTAACAGACGGTATTAATCCCGCTGCCAAATATAACGGTACTACATACACACAGATTACACATGCTAATGCTCCAAACAATCCACAGTTTGCTAGTGCCTTTGCAAATCACTTATGGTTAGCTGGAGATCCTGACGAACCATTTAATATTTACTTTTCATCTCCCAATGCTGATACAGACTTTGATCCAGCAAATGGGGCTGGTGTTATTAACATAGGCTTTACTGTAACTCAGCTAAAAGCCTTTCGTAATCAACTTTATGTATTTGGTCAAAACCAGATTAAACGTATTGTTGGAGACAACTACTCTAACTTTAGTGTAGAAAATGTTACTAATGACTTAGGTTGTGTTGCTCCTGATACTGTAGTAGAATTTGGTGGTGACATTATCTTTCTTGGACCTGATGGTGTTAGACCTATTTCTGGAACTTCTCGCATTGGTGACGTTGAGCTTGAAACAGTATCTCGTGAAATACAAAAGACCTTTGAGAACTATACAGCTAACGAAGATGTTACAAAACTAAAAGCCCTAGTTATCCGTAGAAAGTCACAGTTTAGATTGTTCTTTGAAGCTAATACTTCTCTGTCGTTACTGGCTGCTATTCGTAAAAGTTCTTCAGCACAGTCTACATTTGAATATAGTCAGCTTGTGGGTATTGAAGCAACAGCAGTAGCTAGTGGATATGTAGGGCAGTTTGAGTTTGTACTACATGGAGATACTACAGGTAAAGTATTTAAACAAGAAGAAGGTAATTCTTTTGGTGGATCTAACGTACTAAGTGTTTATCAAACTCCATATTATTTTATGGGCGATCCAGAGTTACGTAAAATATTTTATAGGATTAAAACATTTCTTAAATCAGAGGGTTCTACTTCAATATCTGTAGGCATAGAGTATAACTTTGGTGACTCAGAAATTGCCACACCGCCTAACTTTGAATTAAGTACAGCAGGTGCAGCATCTTTCTTTGACGCAAGTTCAACTCTTTACGATGAAACAGATGTTTATG